TCATTCCGCTCAACGGCACCCGCTTCGTCGGCTGCCTGAAGTGGAGCGCGGACTCGACCGCGGTCATGGGCACGATCGTCGGGAGTCGCTAGCCACATGTTCACCGACCTGATGCAGACTGCGGACTTGATCCTGCTCGACCAGTTCTCCGACAAGGTTCAGGTCACCATCCACGTGATCACTCCCACCGGCATCCAGGATGTGATTGTCCCCGCGATCGTGAAAAACCCGGCCCTCGAGGAGGATTATGTCCCGGCCGCTCCATTCGCTAACAGCGCGGACCCGGGCGGTGTCGGTTCGATCCTTCTCTTCATCCGCTACACCGCTGACACTGGCATGATCCGCGGCTCGACCGCCACGGTCACCAACAGCTCCCAGTTCGCGGGCGACTACGACATCTGGCAGGTGGACGTCGACCGGGTAGGCGGCGCCTCCCTGCGCATGCGCAAGCGGATGGTCGCATGGGATGCTTGACCCGGACGTGGTCCTCGACGCGGTAGTCTCGACCCTCCGCTCGATCCCCACCCTAGTCTCAGAACTCGGCGGCACCGACCGCATTACCGGCCACAAATACCTGTACGGCCCGGAAAATTCGCTCATGCGGGCGATCTTCGCCATGCGTTCCCCGTCCATCCTGGTCGCCTACACGGACCTCCTCGGCGGTAACTGGAGCGGCACGGTCATGTGGAAGCATCGCCTCGAAATCAATATCCGGCCGGGCAATGCCAACACGAACTATCAGTCTTATCTGCATCTGTGCTGGCTGGTGGTGAATGGCCTGATCTCCGGCACTAACCAGAACATCCGTCAGGTGGCGTTACTCAATGGGGACTTGTTCCTCGTGGAGACCCCATCCCTGGCGCACAAGACGGATGAGAACTTCGCCGACTTCTTCACCTGGAGCTTTGTCTTTCCAGAGCACGGGGACCAGTGATGGCGACCAGTAATGGTTATAACTCTGCGGTTGGTAAAATCAACTCTTAGAGGACGGTAACTCATGCCAGCTCGTGTACAAGGACTACGCTTCGCGCTCGGCACCGCCGCGCAGGCGGATATCGACACGGCGTCCACCTCGTTCGCCACATTTACCAAGCTCAACACGGACGTCCCCTTCCTCAACTTTGGCACCGAGACCGACAAGGACTGGATCGGCAAGGGCGACGAGTTCATCTCCGTGAACGGCGTGTATCCGACCGCGCACGAGCTGGCCAACACGCAGATCGAGAAGTACGGCAGTGCGGAGTTCGTGCTCTGGTCGTGGGCCTACGCCCTCGGCGATATCGCGTTGGCCACGAGCCTGTACACGATCAATCCGATCAAGCCCGAAGTCTCGCTCGAGCTGCCGTACTTTACCGTCGCGGCTCAGCTCGGCGAGGGCGGCGGCATGGCGTTCGACGAGGCCTATCTTGGCTGCGCCATCGAGGATGTGGAGACTACTTTCCATTACGGCCCGGATCTCGCCTCGCTCAAAAACGTCGTGAACTACGCCGGCAGTGGCCGCCACACCATCCCGAGCGGCGTCACCTTCCCGCCACCGGTCGCCGAGAAATATATGACCGCCTCGTCGATGACGATCAACGTCAACGGCACGGACTATGTCAGTAACGCCGGGATCCTGATGGGCTCGATCGGCTGGAAGAACAACCTGATCCTGCCGTTGCGCTACTACCCCGGTTCGGGCGTCCAGGGCGGCGCCGCGGTGGGCGGCCGAATCTTCATGGGCAACCGCGTCCCTACCCTGACCTTCACCGCCTTCCTCACCAAGACCAGCGACGAGTACACCAAGCTGGTCAATCAGACCACCGGCACTGCGGTCCTGACCTTCACCTTCGACGCTACCCACACTGTCACCTTCACCTACCACTCCGTCTCTTTCGAGGCCGTGACCAGGCGCGTCGAGGAAGGCATCGTGGCCGTGGACGTGACGTGCGCACCGAAGGCCGATCCGACCTTGGGCGTGCTCACGGTAACCGGTAAGTGCGGGATCGTGGATATTGGCCAGCTCACACATACCATCAAGGCTGCCGGCGCCGACAAGCCGGGCGACAAAGATACCACAGATACCAAGGATGCCGATAAGGCGGCTGCCGACAAGCCTAAGAACGGCGGCGCTAACGGCGGCACTAAGAAAGCGGCCTGATAAGATTGATAGTAGCGGAGCGGGGCGGGTCTCATCGGTTTCGGTTGCCTGTCCCTAACGTGGCGCCGGACGCGTTGACCCTATCCACCCGTCCGGCGTCTTAATCCTCCTGAGAGTGCTTATGTATGTATGGTGAACTCCCGCTGATCGAAACCACTGACGGCCACCAGGTCCCCGGCTATCCTGTCCAGATCCTCAACCCTCCCAAGACCGCGGTCCTCCGCCTCCCCACCAATGACGAGCTGATGGAGTATCTCCGCGGCCAGAAGTCCATCTATCGTGACCTCGGCCGGCGCATGGGCGAGGGCGACGACGTGCCTAACCCCGCCGCGGACCAGAAACTCTTCCGCGCCATCCGCATCGACAAGGACGGCCCAGAGTTCGACGACGCGGAGGCCCTCCGCGCGATCGGCCTTATCACCCGGCACCGCGTCACCTCCTGCGAGCGCGACGGCCAGGAGTACGTGGTCAAGCTGATCACTCCCTTCGGTGAGACCGTCCATACCTGCCGCATCCCGTTCGAGCGCGAGCTGCAGCACTATCGCGCTAACGTGATCAAGGCGCGCGACCTGCCGCACGGCATGGAAGAACGCCGCTTCCCGCCCGATGTGCCGGCCAAACTCTACGACGAAGTCCTGGTCAGAACCGAGGGCTATCTGGGAGGCGGTAACGGTTCGATCCCACCTCATCATAAGCGCGCGGTTATCACCGAACTGGTCTCCTCGATCACCGCCCTCGACCCGAGTCTCGACCCAAACTTCTGAGGCCAGACACCTGGCCCGACCCTGTCCCTCTCCGCCTGCTGATCCACCGCATGCTCCGCCAGGACACCCTCTGCAAGGGCGGCGAGAGGCAGGAGCGCGGCTGCTCGATGGCCACTACTATGCGCTGCGCCGACTGCGGCCGCGAGTACGAACCGGCGAGTGGCGACCCCGACTTCACCGAGGACTGCCCCGGTTGCGGGTCGGAGCTGGTCTCGGTCATGCGGTGCGAGTCCTGTCCGATACTCTCTATCGACTATGTTCGTCAGACGACCAACGCCGGCCGGCTGCTCGAGCGCGTGCTCGATCTGGACTTCGCAACCAAGCGGTTTAAGGTAGATATTGAGCAGGTCACAGCCGAAGAGATGACCGGCCTCAAGGTGCTCGAACAGGAGCGGTGGAAATGGGAGCGAGAGCGGACCGAACGGCAGCAGCAGCAGGCGGCGATCGAGGCGCGCAAGCAGGAGGCGCAACGCCGGGCGAGAGAGCGGGCGGGCCGTTACGGCGGAGTGTGAACGCAGGGCCGCGTGGTGTCCGAGTGGAAGCGCTCCGCGAGAGTGGCGAGAGTCCAGGCTTTATGCCGTGCCAGTGCGGCTGGTGCAACAGTTGCCGCTCGCGGAGCAAGAGTAGCGCAGAGCGTGGCTGTCCGAGAGTCAGCCTGCCGCGTTATACCGAGCGCCAGGCCGAGGAGCACCTGCGCGACTACTGGCGGGGGCGGGAGATAGAATGGGAGCGCGAGGCCGAGGAGGCCAGGAAACGTGGGGCAGCCCGCGCGGCCAGAAGGCATAACTGAGTATGAAACTCGTCACCGCTAAAATTACCAACCTGCAATTCACCCTCTCCCCGTTCTCCGCCCAGCAGATGTCGGACCTCGGGGATTTCATGATCGCGACCAAGTTCGCCCGCCTGGACCAGGCGCTCGACTCGACCGACTCGCCGGCCCCGCCGCTCACCGATCGCTACGCTAAGGCCAAGATCAAATACTATAACGCCGCCCCGGTCCGCGACTGGCGGTTCCGCGGCATGACGCGCCGCTCGATCAAGACCATCCGCGCCAACCAGGAGCGGGTCGTGATCGGGCCGGTCAACTCGCAGGCGGACCTGATCATGACGGTGAACCGGCGCCGGTCGGAGCAGTGGTCGGACAGTCCCAAGGACACGCAGGCTCTCCACGCCTATACCGAGGCGATGATGCAGGCGCACCGGGTGGTACGGGTGGTACAACAGCTCAAGACCGCCTGACGTCTGAGACCGCCTGACGCCCGCCTGACGCCCGCCTGACGCCCCGTCCGGCCCCGCCACGTGCTATGATACGGCCAATAGTAGATCTCACCGCACCCTACCCGGGGCGCGTGGATTGAAACGTTGTGTTCGGTCAAGTGTACCGTTCGCGTGTGTTTCGTGTGTTTCGTGTGGTAAGGGATAACAGGCGGGTCCTGGGCTGCTTTCACCCGGGTCACCGCCTGTTTCCATCTTTTGCCCCCTACTGTCCCCGCTCCTTTTCCCGCGTACGTTCCTTCTCGGCAAGCCACTGCTGGACAACCTCCAGCTTGTCGAGGCGGCTCTCATGCGCCTTGGCTGTTTCTGCCTGCGCGGTGGCTCTTTCTGCCTGCGCGACAGCCACCAGTCGCAATTCAGCGATCGACTGCTTTAACGCCAGGGTCTCGTCATACAGCCGGGCGAGTCCAGCCCAGAACTGCTCCTTGTCGAAGTCCGGTCCACCCAGCTTGCCAAGGGCAACCGCGTGCGGATTCTTTTTAGTCATGCGTAAATAGCTTAATCCAGGCGCTTTAAAAAAGCATCCAGTCCCTAATGTGATTATGCTTGATGATGGCTACATGGACCTTCATACCTGGGCTCCTCGTTATAACCACGCCCGTTAAAATGGGTTGTGCCCGACAACACGATCGAGTACTCGTTCAACAACCGCTCGATCGTCGAGGGTCTGGCCGAATTAAACAAGCTCTTCCAACAAACCTCAGAGAGCGCGGGCGATGTGGCCAGGCAGTGGTCGACGGCTCTGGCGGGCGTCGTCACGCAGGCCACCAACCTTAGTACCGCATACGTCAAGGCTACCGACCGGTCTACCAAGTCTCAGGAGCGGTGGCTCAAATCGCTCGAGCAGACCGCCGCCACCTACGGTAAATCGGGCGAAGAAGCGTTGATCGCCAAGCGGGACATCACTATCAAGCAGCTCGGCCAGCAGACGGACGCGATCAATAAGGTCAGAGCGGCGTACGACCAGATGATCAAGACCACGCGGGAGGCAGCCGCCGCCGGTGAGAGGCAACAGTCCCAGCGGCAGACCGAGTCGCGTGTCTCGGCACTCGAGTCGCGAGCCGCGGTGGCCGGCCTCGAAGGCGCGGACAAACGGCACGCCGAGGCGGAGTTACTGATCAAGGACCTGGGTGGCCAGACAGAGGCAATCAACCGGGTCATCGCGGCCACCGAGAGGCTCAACGCGGCTGAGGCCAAACAGACGCAGGGTTCCCAACGGGAGCAGGCCGAGCAGCGGATCGCGGCTCTCGAGCAGCGTAATGCACAGGCCTCTATGAGCGCCGCAGACAAGCTGGTAATGCGCGAGCGGGAACTGCTCAAGGGTGTCGAGGGTGAGGTCGGATTACGCGAGCGGGCCCGTGCCGCAATCGAGGCGGAGGCTCAGGCTGAGCAGAAGGCATTAGCGGTAGAGAAGTCCCGCCAGGCAGAGCAGAAGGTCATGGCCCTCGAGGAGCGAGCTGCCGTATCCCGTATGACCGGCATCCAGCGACTACGCCACGACGAGGCCAAGATGCTCCGCGAGATGGGCGATCAGGGCGAAGCGACTGCCAACCGGATCAAGCGGGCGTTCGCGGACCTGGCCAAGTCGCAGGGCGGCGAGGGCGGGGGTGCGGGCGTGCAGCTCCTCCGCGGGGCGCGCGACATCTTCGAAGGCCGGATGGCATACGGTGAGGTGCAGATCGGTAAGGCTCTGTCGTCTCTGTCCGGCGCCCCGATGATCATCGGCGGGATCACGGCCGCATTAGTCGGTGCTGCCGCGGCCGGCTACAAGGCCGCCGAGTCACTCGGCGACTATGCCGTCAAGATCCACAACATCCAAGTCGTGACGGGTATGACTGCGCGCGAGGTGCAGCAATTCACCTTCGCGGCCAAGCTGACCGGCCAGGACTCCGAGATTGCCGAGCGCATGGTCCGCGGTCTCACGCAGGCGATCGAGGATCAGGGATCGCAGGGACAGCGCGCGCGCGAGACGCTGAAGGGCATGCATGTGGATTTGCTCGCGCTCAAGTCTGGTGCTACCACGCCGATCGAACTCTTCCAGCAGATCGCCACCCAACTCGAGCGACAGCCGAACCTGTGGATGCGGAACAAGGAAGCGATCGATCTCTTCAAACGCGCTGGCATCCAGTCTCTGCCGATCCTCGCGGAGTTCAACGACGCGCTCAAGAAGTCGGCCGACCTGGCCTTCCCGACGGACGCGCAACTGAAACGGTGGAAGACGACTCACGAGGAACTAGAGAAGGTCAAGACCGAGTTTGACATCGTCGTGATGCACATTAAGGAGGAGCTCGCCACTCCGTTCAAGTTCGTGCTGGAATTCGTAGCTGCGGGTTCGAAGGATACCGTCACAGGCGCGCTGATGCGCGGGCGCATGGATGAGGTCTTGCAGAATGCGCTCAAGCAAGCCTATCCGGATACGGGACCGCTCATGCAGGCGGCGACCGACAGGGCGCGGCAGCAGGCGCGCGAGGCCATGCCGCAACTGACGACTTCCAAGACGCCTTACCTGGCAGGACTGGCGAAGACGGACATAGAGGTGGCCGAGGCGGCCGCCCAGCGTTTGAAGAAGGTCTATGACGAGACGCGCGATGATCAGCTCAAGAGCGTAGCCGATACGCTGAAGGCCAAAAAAGCGTATGAGGATCAACTGGCGATCGTGACGCGTCTGCGGGACGCGGAGGCCCACCGCAAGTCGAACGCCGAGGCCCTCCTCAAGTTGCAGAGCGAGGCCAAGGAGAAAGCGGAACACCCATACGGCATGCTGCCGGCGGAGCGCGCGCTGATGGAGTATAAGGCGCGCCCGGGCGTCACCGCGCAACAGGTCGAAGCGGCGCGCCAGGCACTCCGTCCACAACTGGACGAAGAGGTGGACGCTATCCTGCGCAAGGCCGGACTGAAGCGGACTACCGTCGACGAGTGGATGAACTCCGCACTCTTTGGCAGGAGCCCATTGGGACCGATCTCCCGTGATGCGATGCAGATCAGGGGCGCTCAGTTCAGCGGCGGTTTCGTCGGCCCCTCGCTCGATCTCACCGCCAAAGGCCAGCAGGAGCTCGAGGCCCGTGGCCGGCTGATGCAGGAGAACCTGAAACAGGAGAGCGATGCGAGCCGTGAGTACGTGCGTGCCGCCGAGGATGTGCTGCTCGAGAACCGCAAGCTCGCCCGGTTCAGTGAGGAGGGTCAGGCGCGTGTCGCTGGTATACTCGCTCCGGAGAGTCCGGAGAACCGGCTGGCCACGGAGAAGCGGATCCACGACATCCGCAAGCAGCAGGTCGCGGATGAGTACCGGGCGGCGAAGGCGCGAATCGCCGAGGATTACACGGACAAGGAGCAACGCGAGACCCAACTGCTGCAGTTGAGGCTGCGCGCGTCACGTGAAGTAGCGGAGCTCGACGCGCAACTCGATGAGCAGCGTGCTACTGAGGTCCGGCGGCGCCTCGATGAGATCAAGTCCGCCACCGAGTCTTTGCTGCACACGCTCTTCACCAAGCCATCCGAGTTCGGCCGCCAGCTCGCCACCACCTTGCGTGACGCGGTCCTACGGCCGATCGAGAAAGGCCTGGCCGAGCAGATCTCACATGCCCTATACGGAACCGTAGGCAAGATAGGAGGCATACTCGGTGGGATCGCCGGCGGTCAGTCGCCGCAGATTCAATCGACCGATATGAACACGGTCGCGACCAACATGAACACGGCGGCGATGCAGTCACTGGCCATGTCTTTGGGCGGTGCGGCCGGTATTGCCGGCTATGGCGGTGCCGGCGGATATGGCGGCTACTCTCCTGCCGGGGGTTATTCTCCTGCCGGCGGCTACTCTCCTGTTGAAACGGGTGGCTTCCCGGGCGGCGGCGGGGGCGGGGGCGGCGGAGGCGGCGGGGGCGGTATAGGCGCCGTCCTGGGAACCGGTGTCGCAGCCCCTGGAACCGGCAGGTTCGGCAAACTCGCGGCCGCGCTCGGCGGTATCGGCGGCGGTGGCATGATGGTCGCCAGGGACAGCCAGGGCGGCCTCTGGGCTACGGTCGGCAACACGTCCTACTCGATCGACACCCTCGGCGGCAAACTCAATGCGTTTGGCCATTCCGGCGTCGCCAAGGCAGGAGCCTTCGCCGGCGGCATGATGGCTGCCCAATACGGTCTCCTCGGTAGCAGACGCGGGACGACTGCCGGGACCCTCCTAGGCGCACTCGGAGGTGCCGGTATGGGCTGGTCGGTCGGCGCATCGATCGGCGCGGTCGGCGGCCCGCTCGGCGCGGCTATCGGTGCCGGCGTCGGTCTGCTGGTCGGTATCGGTGAGCAGATCGCCGGCGTCGAGACTCCTCAGCGTCACGCCAAGCGTCTGGTCGCCCAGCTCTACCACGTCTCGATCAACAACTCGATGGCCGACCAGATCGTACAGCTCGCCCAGCAGCGTTACGGCGGCACGGTCTCGGTCGCGGTCCGCTCTCCCGAGGTGCGTGAGATGCTCGGGCTCTACGCGGCTGGTACAGGCCAGAGATTCGCCGCCTCCGCCATGACTCCTCACGGCGGCAGCCTGGTCGAATCGGGCGGCCAGCTCTACCAGGGTGCCAGCTACCAATACGGCAACGTGTTCAGCTACTCCTCTGGCCTCCCCGTCTACGGCGGCGTCTCGGGCCAGCCACTCCCCTCGCCCGGCGGTGGCGGCAACACGTACCTGTCGCTGAACGTCTCAGGCGACGCGGTGGCCGACTTTATGACGGGCCAGTATGTGACCCCCGACCGCATCAGCGCGACGCAGCAGCAGGCCTACCGCTCGTCTACAGGACGCGTCCAGTCGGCTATGCTGCTCAACGAGCCGGGGAGCATAATCGCCTAATATGCCAGGCGTACTCGGTCCCGCGACAGTCACACCGGCCTCTACCGTCCTGCCAAAGTCCCTCTCCACATCCTTCACCGAGACCCTGTCATACCCTCTGCTCGCCATCCAATATCACGACGCCACGATCGAGCGGTCGCTCATCACCGACACGGTCAACTCCCCCCGTCCTATCCGCTCCTGGGCCCTTACCAAGCGCCTGACCATCACGCAACTGGTGGCCCTGCGCAACCACTACGACGCCGTCGATTGCGGGCACCGGCCGTTTTATTTCTACGACCCGCTCGATGTCCTGCCCGGCCAGGCCGAAGGCAGTAACTGGGACGGGACGGGGGCGAACACGCAGGGGAGAGTGACGGTTGTCATGATTGGGGACTGGGCGGAGAGCACTGCGCTGGGGCGGACAGACATACCACAGATACAAATGGTAGAAGTCCTATAACTGCCTACTCGCGGCCTGCTCCGAGACTGTTATACTGAGTTCATAGACGGCATTAGAACTGCGTTTCCAGCCGGGCCGGTAGGTGCTTCGCCACATACCGGCCCTTTTTTTATCGACTCATAACCCCATTGATAAAATTGACCTTGAGTGCCGACGCCGCCGCCTCCTACACCGCCGGACATGATAGGTCGTATCTCAGTCGCCGTCCCGCCGGCGTCCGGCCTGACCTTCCCATTCGTCACTGACTATCCATACGGTATGGACCGCTCCTGGTCCGTCGTAACGCACCGCTTCGGCTCGCGGGCCACGCTCTCGACCCAGCGCTTCCTCGCCGGCATAGGACAGCGTCGCTTCCACTTCCAGAAAGCGACCATGTCACGGACCGAGCGCCGCCAACTGCTCGACTTCTACGACGCGATCCAGGGTTCGTATCAGACCTTCACCTACAACGCCCCGGACCGTGTCGCCTCGACAGATCCGCTCCATCCATTCGCATACACCGAGATCACCACTCCGTATTCGGTCATCTGGGATCAGGCCCCGCTCTCGATCCGCGACTTGGCCACCATGTGCGCGACCGGCTTCTCGTTCATTGAAGCCGCTGATCCAGCTTCGGCACCTACCTATACCGTCACCTCGATCGTCACGCGCTTCCCATCCTCCGGCCTCGCTACAGCCTTGCTCTCCCAGGTGCAGGAGCTGATCCCGCTCGTCGACATCCAGGTTCGCGACTCCTCCGTCCCGGGCGTTTATTTCAGCGACCGCCGCTGCACCCTCTCCGGCACCGGCCTCACCACCCACACCTACCTGCCGCGTGTGCTAGAGATCGGCGACCCCGGCGGCGACGTGCTCATGTCGCAATCGATCTCCGGCCAGGCGGATTCCGTCCGGCTGGTATTCGGCAACGCCGACCGCGCCATCTCCCAGCTTTGTAACGACACATCGCTCAAGTATGCGGACATCGACATCTGCCTGTTCCATGTGCAGTCACAAACGCTCATCCAGTTGTGGAAGGGAGTCATCCTCGACTGGCAGGTCTCAGGTGGCCCGACTGTCCCGGTCACCTGCTCGGACGGGCTCTATCCGATCACCCAGCAGTATCCGCGGCGCACGATCAGCAGGCAGTGCTGGAAGACATTCAATGACGGCGTAAACTGTCCGTGGTCCTCGACGCCCGGCCACACCGGCAACCCGAGCTCCTGCGACTTCTTCTTTAACTCCGCTAACGGCTGTCTCAGTCACGGCATGGACCGTTACTTCGGTGGACATCCCGCGTTCCCGCAGACGGTCGTGATCAAAGATATCGGTGCCTCGAGCTTCTTCAACCAACAATTCGTGGCGAGCACCTCGATCATCTCTGACTCGATCTGGGGCAGTCCATTATCCGAGATCTGGGCCAACGACCACGGCAGTCCGCTGAACGCCTTTATGGCCAACGCCGTGGTAGCCGCAGTGCGCGACGAGAGTACGTGGGAGGACGTGTTGGGCATCATCGGTGTCGGTCCGATCGGCGCCTATGAGGGTATGTCCGTCCAGACTACTACCGACGGCTACAAGTTCATCGTGTCGCCCATGGCCGATGGCTTTCCACCGCAGGGCTTCCAGGTGGACTCGCAGCTCGTCATCACCGGCTACCGCCCGGACATGGGTCTGCGCGAGGTCCCTGGCAATGACCCTGTGTTGGCTGCCACCTCACTGACCAACGGTGCCGACCAGTTCTCTCTAGGGCACGGCACGCCTCAGCAATGGGACGTGTACGATCCAACCTTCTCCAATATTCCCGGCATCAGCAACTGGATCTTCCCATATGCGGCCGGCACCGCGTTTGTCGAGCTGCGCTATGCCAAGGATGCAGGCTCAGGTCTCGCTCCGACCACCGCCGAGTCGCACACCATGGTGGTGCCACTCGCCAAAGGTCTCACCGGCTGGACCTTCAACGCGAGCGATACCCGCACCCCTGTCGCCGGCCTGGTCAACCCGTTCTGGGTCGCTGTCAACAGCTACTTCCGCGCGCTCGGGATCCACAATGCTTCGGCCGCCACTCAACTTGCTACCATCGTGCGCGACTCGATCTATAAAGGCGACGGCACCGGCTGTGCTGAGATCGCCGACCTGGTCGTGCCGGTCATCTTCGGCAGCGGCACCGAGATCCAGTTCCAGTTCCAGGGCTCGATCGCCGACTACAAGCCGTTCCGCGACTGGCTGACGGAGATTCTGGCCTGCGCCCTCGGTTACTATTCCTTCGAGTTCGGCAAGCTTCGGTTAGGCATCCGCGAGAATGCAGGTGCGACCGCCGCCTTCGGCTACGGCAACATGCTCTATCAGTCGTTGTCGATCCAACCGATCGAGGCCGAATTCGAATATCTGCGCATGGACTTCGCCAACGTGGCACTGCAGTATCAGTCCGACATGGCGGAATACCAGGACAAGGATCATGCCGCGCATTTCGGCCGCGCGGGTGCGCCTCTCACCTCCCGGCAGCGTAGCGTGGGGAGCTCGTCGCTGTCTCAATCCCTTCGCCTGGTCGCTACCCGCGTGCGCGAGGAGATCGGCGGCATCCTGCGGCCCGACCTCGCGAACCCTTATATCGAGTGGGACAACAACAACCGCGTCACATTCAAGTCGACCATCCTGGCTCTCGACACGTATGTCGGCCAGGTCATCGAGGTCACGCACCCGGACCTGCCCACCTACCCCGGCCCGGTCGGCGGCACCCCATTAGCCGACAACACGTGGAAGTTTCGCATCGAGAAGTGGACGCTGCATAAGGACTGGTCGGTTACCATCGTGGCCCGCTCGGTCACCGACTCGATGTACAACCTCGATTATGGACCTAAGCCTGCCGACATCGCTCCGTCCGCAGTCCCTATCCTCTACTACCCGCAACCGCTCGGGCAGTGGGCCCCGCATAAAGTCCAGGCGGCGAGCAACGACGCTCTCTGGCCGAACGAGTGGACCTTCGATCTGAGGCAGACGTATCACGGCGCCCGCAACGGTGTGCCGATCTCCGAGGTCCTGGTCACCGGTTGCCTGCCGGTCAACCAGTTTGTCCCGGGATCCGGCGCGCCCGACGTCAAGAAAGGTCGCATCACGCAGAGCTCTACCGGCGGCTCGCTCCCCGGAGGCACTACCTACTACGTGCAGGTCACGGCTCTCGATGCGAGCGGCCGCTCCTCGCCCGCGAGCGAGGTCCTCATTATCCAGATCCCGTCCGGCACCAATACCAACAGCTTCACGCTGAACAACATTCTGTGGCCGCGCGTCGACGGTCTGACGAACTACACCGTATTCGCGAGCGATCAGCCAGATCTGGTGTGTCAGCAGGGCGCGGCAGGGGCATTGACAGGCTCGGTCGCGACGGGTTACTCCCCGCTCGACATCACGATCACTGGACCATTCGAGCGGTCTACATACGGCGTCCCCAATCCGGCACTCGCCGCGGTGCGGGCGCGCTACAAGCGGCTGATTCACGGCGGCCCGGTCGGCGCGCAGGTCACTGGCATCACGACCTCGAGCATTACAGCCAACGACGCGATCGACTCCGCCGGCACGGATGACTGGACCGGTCGCGTGCTTAGTATCATCGGCCGCCAGAGCGGCACTGCACCCTTCGCCAACTTCAATATCACCGGCTTTACCACCTCGACCGGTGTCTTCACCCTGGACCGCGACCCGATCGCCGCGGGCGTCCAGGTTAACGACATCTTCGTCGTCTGCTTCCTCGGCAACGACAACAGCGCGAACCCGTACGTGTTCTCGGATCTGGGGTTGAAGAACGCTACTAACCCTATCCCGCACGCCGGCGAGACCGTGAACGACCCGAACCGGATCGGCAACTCCGTGCTGGTGATCCGCGGCAAGAGTCGCGGCCAGCAGGCCAAGATCGTCAGCAACACGGCAACGTCCTATACGCTCGATCAGCCCATCACGATCGACGCGGGCTCGGTATGGGTGGTCGCGACGGCCGCATGGAACCTGCCGAGCGATGTGACCTTGTCGAACGCAGACCCCACCAAGTCGACCGACATCGTCATGCTCGTCAGCAATTTCGCCAACCTCCCTATCCTGGTCGGGGTGAGTCTCGCCGATCAGAGCGCGGTCGAGTCTCCCGTCGCGAACATGCCGGTCCGCATGTTACACATCGTAGGCGCGCAGGGCACGCGCAGAACCTATGCCTCGACCATCTGGCTGACGACCGACCGGACGCTGATCTGCGACACCAGCCAGCTCACCAGCACGACCACCACACTCTCCTCGCCGATCAACGCATCGACACTCACCATCCCGGTCGTAAGCGGCGCGTCCGTCGTCAACGGTACTTATATACAGGTCGGCTCGGAGCGGATGCTGGTCACGGACGGCGCCGGCACATCCACCCTGACCGTCGAAGCTCGCGGCGGCTGGGGCACGACTGCGGCGAGTCATAGCCCGGGGGATACGGTCAATATCCCCGCCATCCTCACCGTCACGCTGCTCGCAATCGGCGTCATGCCAGACCAGGAATGCATCGTGACCAAGGAGTCGAATGATCTGAACGTAGTGCAGGTTCAGGCTGCTACCGGCGACACACTGCCGAACGGCGCCACCAGCCTGCTCTTGCCGGATAACACAGCCGACCGCGGGACGTTATTCCTGCACGCACCAGGAGCTTGAAGGAAATGATGCCGACAAATACTGATCCTCCCGAAGCGGAAGTCGTTCTCCTCCCCCGGAGACGGTTATGGAAGGTCCTGCGATGCCCTTATTGCGGAAAGGCGCATTATCACGGAGCGGGAGAGCGCAAGAGCGATCCGCGCAAATTCCTGGGTCACCGTGTGGCGCATTGTATGGACATTTCGCTCAAGGGCTACGTCTTGGTGGAGCGGTCTCCAGGAGCCTGACAGGAGCCTGATCTATGGCCAGATGGATCCAACTCACAGGTACGGGCGCGGCAGGCCTCCCGGGCACGCCCGGCCCTCCCGGTCCATCCGGCGGTCTCGGCACACCCGCCCCGAACATCCTCTCCGCCACGCTCACGGTCACCTACGAGCCATGGGCCAGCCTGTACCAGTTCCGTTTCAGTGGCACGATCACTCTGCCTACGGCCGACCCCCACTACGCCGAGCTCACCGAGATTCACGTCGAGGCCTACCGTACGGCGGACGGCACAGGGCGCGTCACGATCGCCATCCTGAAGCGCGCCGACTGGGGCTTGGCCACGACCGTCGACTACACCGGTCCGGTCGCAGTGCAACCCGACGCGGACGAGAATTGGTCCTGCGACTTCGTCTCGTACAACACAGGCTTCACGCCCACCGCGCCTCCGTACACGATCACGCCCATCCTGATCCACTCCGCGGGTATCCTCTCTGTGTCCGGCGTCGAGGTCGGCCCGCACTATCAGGACCCTGCCACGCAGGGCCTGCACACGGTCATAGGGCTGGGCGCGGTCCTGACCACTCCCTCCGTCCCGGCTAACGTCACGTTCTGGGTCAAGTATGGTAGCGCCGACTGGGTACGCCAAGGTGTGTGGCTGCTCGAGACGGTAGGCCAGCTTATCCTGATCGGCCAGAAGGACGGCGCCACGGTCGGGACCATCTGGGTGCCGACCTCCTCGGCGAAGAGCACCTGGTATGTCGCCGGCGCGCTCGGCAACGTCACTTCCGTCGATCCTCCGGCTGGTGCTCCGACAGCAACATTCACCGTCGCGTCTGTACTGCCCCCTACGCCCAACGACATCACCAACGCGCAGTTCTTCCCGTCGCCCGCGACCGGCGACATCCTGCAGTATTACCACGACGATACCGGTACCTGGTGGTGGGACTTTTACGACCTCGAGTGGTTGCAACCGGAGCTCTCAGTCGATAGCGACTACTGGTTCAGCTTCGTTTCGCTCAAGCGCGGGTACGTGGATGGTTCAGGTGTGTGGAACCCGTCGGCGGCCAATGATCCCGAGACACCCGACGACGATCTCGATCTCTATATCGGCCATAAGATGACCGACTCGGGCCAGATCCAGGGCGGCCGCTCTATCCCCGGATCGACCATCGTGCTTAAAGGGGACAGCCCGGCGGACTGGCCCATGCCACCCGAGAAGAACTTGGACGGCTCGCCTAAGTTAGACCGCACCTGGCGGTTCTACATCTATGCGGTCTCACGCCTTGGCTCCGATGAGGATGGGAGCGCGGATGCGGCCGCGGCTATCGTCCTGCAGCACTGCTGGCCGGGCGGGGCGGACCATTTCGACGTGACACCCTCGATCCAACCCGCCGCGCAGAATCTGAACCGCATCAATCCGATCACCTCGGCCAAGGCGATCCCTGAGTCGGTCCTGGCTGACAATGCGGCGAGCGCGCGGGTGTTAGCTAGCTCGTCTGTCACCTTCGCTAATGCGGCTCTGGGTGCCAACGCGGTAGTCGATAGCAACGTCGCTACGACCTCGATCGGCAAGCTCATCCCCGGCACGGTCGTCTTCAATGGCGACGTCTCACTCGCGCGCGGCAATGGTCAGGCAGTGTTGACCATGAACAATGCCGGCCTCTACCTGTTCTCCGCCGCGTCCGCGGCCGGCAGCGGCGTGACACCGGGAGTCGCCGGCAGTCCGAGCTATACCGCCACCGGCCTTACCTCGCAGCCATACGTTGGCATCCAGGCTAGCGGGATCGGCGTGTTTCAGTCGGCGACCGGCCCGTCCGTCGTTACCACCGGCACCTCGGTCGTGCTCTATGCGGTCAATGGCAGTCTGCTCAACCCGTACTGCGCAATCGCGAACACCGGCATCAAGCTCCGAAACGGCGACCAGTCTCTCATGATGAATGCCGGCGTCATTCAGATCTGGTCGAAGGACGGCGACAATACCAAGCCGGTCATCAGTATCGATTCGACCTCGGTGACGATCCAGAACGGTACGAACCAATTGGTTGCCACCGCGAGCGACGTCAGACTGCTCGCCGGTAGTTCATCGATCATTTTTAACAGCGCAGGTGTAGCGGAATTCATAGCCGCGGGCGGCACCAGCAACACGATCATTCTGGGCGGAGACATCATCACGGTGAATGTGAGCGCGAGCAAGGTGTCTGTCAATACCGGCGGCGCGGTGAACGTGGATCCGTTTGATCTGACTTGTTACACCTACGCTACGGCATCGTCGTCTGGATCCATTACGATGCCAACTCACGTGGCTGGATTTATCCAGTTCACGATCAACGGTAGTCACTATAAGATCCCATACGTAAACCCTTAGGGAGGAGTTATGATAACGGTCCTTTTCAACGAGCATGAGCGGCGAGTGATCGACCGCGCCTGGCAGAAGTATATGGACGTGCTCGACGTCATCCGCCAGCTCCACGAGCCGGATTTAACGGGCGCTCTCAGTGTGCGGGTCAGCGATGATCGCAGCGGGTTTGTCGTAGATGAGATCGTGGATGAGAGCCCTGTCGATAGTCGCTGGGTAGATCCTGATATGCGACGTGAGATCCGAGGTTAACCATGCCTACTTCGAACCCTATCGTCAAGATCTCCTCCGGTCCGGGCTATGGGTCCAGTTCCACCTCCTCGGTCACCATCGGCACCGGCAGCAAGTCCTTCTCGGTCCCGCCTGGTCTCGCTTACTCCGCCGGCGCCAGGGTGCGGGTCTGGTACGACGCCACCCACTACATGGAGGGCCAGGTCACCTCCTACGGCGGGACCACGCTCACGATCAACGCGGACACGGCAGTCGGCACAGGCACCTACTCGGTGTGGACCGTCAATCTGGCCGGCGAGACGGGCTCGACAGGTCCTGCCGGCCCGACTGGCCCTGGCTATCTCGCGACGTCCACCACGTCCGTGTCGATCGCGACGGGAACGAAAACCTTCACCACTCAGACCGGCCTGGCGTACGCCGCCGGTGTCCGTGCCCGCGCCTTCTCCGCGAGCGACTCGACCAAGTGGATGGAGGGCGTCGTCTCGTCTTACTCCGGCACTACGCTCACCATCAACGTGGACGCGATCTCTACCGGCAGCACAGGTCCTTATAGCGACTGGACCTTCACGGTGACGGGCCAGCAAGGCGCACAAGGTATCCAAGGCCTTCCTGGCGCCGGCGCGCAGACGCCCTGGATCAGCAACATAGACGCCGCCGGATACAAGCTGGGGAACGCGGGCGACGTCGGCATCGGAGTGGCCGTAGGAGCGAACACATACCGCTTCGAAGTGCGTGGCGGCTTCTCGCTCATCGGCGGTTATAACTCAGGCCCGATCGTCCCACCAAGCCATGCCGGCGGAGGAATGATCGCTGGCTGGAACCGTTCAGGCGGTCAGGCCGAAGTCAATCTCTATAACGCTTATGACAACCCCGGTGTCGCATTCCAGTTCTCCGCGAAGACCGGAGCGTCTACTTATAGAGACCTGATGACGCTCGCGGGCGACGGCAAGGTCGGCATCGGCACCACGAGCCCGTCCGAGCTCCTCGAGGTGGAGGGCAACTGCCTGCTCAAGGCGGCCCAGCCGACACTCAAGTGGCAGCTTGCGAGCGGTGCCACCGCCTACGTCCCGTCTATCTATATCGATACCACTCCACACCTGATCATCAACAGCCCATCCGGCGGCGGCCAGGTCATCATTGCCATCAACGGCTCCGGCAAGGTCAATGTCGCGCAATCGGGTAAGGTCGGGATCAATCAGGGCTCGCCGGCGTATCAGCTCGACGTAAACGGCGACATCAATATCAGCGCGGGCAGCTCGTTTCGCGTCAACGGCACGCCCATCAGTACGTCGGGCGGAGTCACGACCCAGACTATCTACGGTCCAGCCACCCGCGTCCTCGGCACGCCATACCCGAATGCAAGCGGCAGGCCGATGTTCGTCACGGTTGCGGTGGGCGTGAGCGGCGGCGCGAGCGGCATGAGCGGAGGCCTGCAGGTGCAGACGGATGCGACGGCCAACCCGTCGGGCACGGCCGTCATGGTAGCTTTGGCGCCGACCACGGGCGGCGGAGGCGGGGGAACGGTCATCGTGAGCGCGTCGTTCTGGGTGTTGACCGGGAACTATTACAAGGTCAGTGCGAACGCGTCCGGTACCGGGACCGCGCCGACGGTAACGATGCAGGTGCTGACCGAGTGGACTTAGTGGACTTGGTAGAACAGGAGAGTAACCTATGACGTATCAGGAATCCGCCGACCTCATGACTGATCAGCAGTTCCGCGGCCGCATCAAGGTCGCCGCGCTCACCTACGCCGCCTACATTCTGGGCGAGGCACCGGGCGCGGCCGCCCACAACTCGCGCTACAAATGGGCGCAGGCCACATACCTGGCACCGGACCAGACCGCCGGGCAGCTCCAGCCGGCTGTCGTCATGGAACCCCTGGTGCAGACCAACAGCTCGGCGGTGACCGATGCGGACCTGCAGACATCGGTCGAGGCGGTGGTCAACATGATCATTTAGATTTAGGTTTAGGACGCAGTTTCGCGACCGGCAGGTTGAACAGGAACGGCCTGACATCGCGCGGATCGATGCCGCTCAACGCGCCTGCCAATACCTCCATCGGACCCATCGTCTTCACCCACGATGGGTCGAGCTCCCACTCGTGGTCCGCGCCGGCGATCCGGTCCATGATCTCTTTGATCGTCATTCTGCCTTCCCTCCGGGCTTCCCTCCGGGCTTCCCTTCTGGTTTCCCTTCTGGTTTCCCTTCGATCTCGATCTCGTAGTAGTCGCCCCATATGCTCTTCACGGCTCCGTGCAGGTAGTCGAGCGTGAGCGGCAGGCCGGCCGCTATCGTACCTCCATTCGCCAACCGCGCGGGCTCCTCCAGTATGATGGCGATCGCCTGCGTGTGTCCGCCTCCGTCCGCACTGACCACGCGGGCGCGCGTCCACTCCTCGCTGCCGACGAGGCGCACACGTATTCTGTCGTTAGGTTTGGGCATAGGCACGGAAAAGATATGATTATCCGCGGAGACCAAAAGGTTACTAGGGGCATTGTGAAAAGTAAGTTGGTATGTAGAATGACATATACGGCGCTCGGTTGTAGTCGCTTACTTACTTTTTGGGGCACTGGACCTGTGCAGGCTGGACGATATGGGGCAACCGGACGCCAGCACGCGGCGATGTAGGGAGTTGCCCTGAATTGCGATCCGGTATTAACCCCATATCGCACATCAAGAGCGTACATCAGGCACGCACATTTTGTCAGGTGAATGCACCCGCGGAACCCCCGCGGAGAGGCACACTTGGTATAAGATTGACGGTATCGAATCCGACACGAATCCGACACACACCAAAACGCGAAAGGATAGGGACGCCCGAACGACATACGATGAAAACAAAAGGAAGTACGGGTACGTCGACTGACCGGGCCGTCGAGGTTCTCGAAAGCGGTGCCGCGTGAGCATCCCCGTGAGCATCCCCAAGAAGCGCACCATCGATGAGCGCGGCCTGACCTCGATGGAACGCAAGATAGGTGCCACCGTGCAAATGCCGCGGGCGTTGTACCGCGTGGTGAAGCTCGCGAAAGGTATCGCGTACCTGGAGCTGATCACGTCCACGGAGGCAGTGGTGGGCTGCCTGGCTGGCTCAGGTGAGTAAGCAGTGCGTCTGCTAAACGGATACTGGGCCTGCCACCACTCGATGACTGCGCATATGCGGCAGGCCCATACCAAGTCTACATGCTACCGCTTCAGAGCTTGGCCCGCTTTGCTGGGACCGCCAGGAGAGGGCGGGTGAGTGCCGGTGGACTTATATGTGATGGTGCCAGTGGTTGCTTGACCGCCGATCACGGTGAACTCGGTGACTGCCGTCACGGGCTGGACTCCTTCACCCATGTCTCCATCGGCGTTGGCGTGAACCTGGACCGTACCGAGCGGCCCGGGGAAATACACGTTGTTGATCAATGGGTTGCCGGGATTTGTCTCACCATCTGGCAATTGGCAAATAGATTCGTCGGTGGACTTCCATTTGGTCGGTCCGTCCACCTTGACGACATTACCTCCCTCGTCGCGCCATTCGACGCTGACCACTCCCATTTCACCCGCTGTGACGGTTTGGGATGAGAACTGCGATACTGCCTGTCCTTTTGCTTGTGGCATCGTGATACACACTCCTTTGAAAACGTAATCTCCCCGGGTATAGGTAATGACGGCCACTTGCGGCGGCCTCGCTTGCTGGTGCACGACGACCAGCGGCGTCACAAAAGCAACTTCGACCAGCTCGTTCTTCATAAATCCCAGCGCCGATTGATAGCCTGCTTGGCTGCCCAAGCGCCGAGCAGGACCAGGCCGATTGCGATGATGCAGGCCGCGAGTATCACGCCGACCATATCACGCCGACCATTGCTTGCGCAGGCCCACGATCAGCGACGCGGCGCCGGCCATCATGCCCCACGTGCCGGGCTCGGGCGTTATGGTGTGCACTGTCGGGCCGAGATTACTGAGCGTGAACGTCGACTGGATGTGCCCGCGGCCGGTAAAGTTGAGCTGCGTGATGGCTGTCAGCGAGCCCGATGGAATCACATTGAGCGAGCTGTGCACGTAAGTGTCGACGCCGCTCAACGAGAAGCTGTCGAACGGCGCGCCGGCCTCGAGTGCATTCGCGGGATCGATGAGCGCTTCGCCGACGACCGTCGATCCGTTGATCTGAGCGTCGGGGTTGCTCTGCACGCTGAGTTGGAACGTATTGGCCAGCAGCGTGTAATCGGTGTCACTGAACTTTACCGTCAGCGTGCCGGCGCCCGTGCTAGTCGCCTCATTCTGCGTCAGGTTCAGAACCGTCGGCGGGATCAGGCCGGCAAGACCGACGCCGCTCACGGTCGTCAGCGTGAACATGCCGATCGTGCCGGTCACGTTGAGCGTCCCGTGCGGCGTGACGCTGCCGGCGAAGGTCAGCCCGCCGCATGTGCCGCTGCAGGTGACGGCGCCCACATTATCGACCAGCAGATCGGCAACAAAGCCGCCGCCGGCATCGATCGTCATCTCCGTAATGGTCGCTGCCTGAAGTGAGATCGCCCCGCAGAGCAGAACGATCGAAAGAATTGCACGTTTGATCATTACTTCCTCCCTAGTTCTTACGGATGGTCACGGCCGCGACAGCTGACTGCATCCCGCTTCGCGCGATGACCTGCACAGTCACGTTGTTGCCCTGGATCTTACTCGGCGCGGTGTAAAGGCCGGTTGTTGTGATGCTCCCCATATCGGCGGGCTCGATGCTCCATACTGCATCGGGAATCGAGGCCGTGAATTGCTGTTGCGACCCGGTCTGCATGGTCACGGCCGGCGGTGAGATGGTCAGATTGGTCGGCGGCGCGGGCTGCTCGATGATGGATACATCGGCCTTGTTGCTCGGCGCGGACTCCTGCGTCGCGGCCGATTGCAAATAGCTCGTTGCCCAGTAACAATACGTGCCTGCGGTGACGTTGCTATCGGTGTACGTGAGCGCCGTGATCGGCGATGAATTGGGCTTGGTGCCGGTGCTTGCCGAAGCGCAGGCCACGGTGGCCCGATAGACGTTGTAACTGACACCGGGCGTCGTGCTGGCCGTCCAGTTGATGATTACCGTCTGCTTGCACGTCCGGCAGTACTCGTGGCAGGCGTAACACGGCACCGCGACGTCAGCCCGCCGGTTATCGATCGACTCGAGCACATGGCCGAGCCCGCCGCATATCGGACACGCGCCCCGCGGCGGATCGATGTACATCGACGCGATGGTGCGCTCGTCCCGCATCATTCCGGCTTCTCATCCTTCAGTTCTCCCCGATTCATCTGGTCAAGCAGCGAGCTCTGCTCCGGTGGCGCATCGGCCCGCAGCGGCTCCGCAGTAAAGCTCGGCGCATTCATTACCTTGTCGCGCAGGCTCGGCCTCGGAGGCTCGGGTTCCGCCGGCGCGGATGGTCCCTCGTCAGCGATGTAGCTGGCGAATCTAAGGACGGCAACTTTCACCCGGCCCCTGAAGGCCATGTCCGTCATAAGCGAGCTGGACTCGTCGTAAGAAAGTGGCATATCGATTCTCCCTTTACCGCATCATGAATTCTGCGACGGTGTCGTCGCATGAGTAAAACCCACCACCATTCAGGCGCACATTACGCGCGCCGATCGTGAAAGCAGATGTTGTGCCCCATGACGGCGCCTTTGGCTGCGTGATCGAATTCGTCTGCACCTGCTGGCCGTTCACCCACAGGCTGAACGATGAGGCGTCCCAGGTGATCCGCAACTTCATGGTCACGCCTTTGCCGAAGACCGTGTCCTCGGTGCCGGCGGGGATCGCATAGACCGCCGCGTAGCCCTTCGCCCCGAACCCGATCCGTAGCATGTTGTCGGTCGAGGTGTACGTGTTCAGGCTCCACCAGGAGCCGTTCGCGTCATAGATCTCGAACGCGCTCCGCATATTGGGCGAGGGCAAAGCCTGCCGCTCCGCAAACGAGTACGCAGACTTCAGATAGCAGGAGATCTCGGACGAATTGTTGAACACCGTCCCGAACGATCCGCTCGTGAAATTCACGTATGCCGTGTCCGTGTTCTGGTTGCCCGCGGCCGCGAACGACGCCCCGCTGCCCGTGCTGCTCAACGTGACCGTGCCCGCGCCGCGCACCGTCAGGGCGCCCGACCATCCAGTCGGCTTGATTACAGGAGTGACCACCGCGCTATCCATGAGCGACGGCATCTCGGTCGCCGTGAGCCGGAACTGGAACTTCGCTGACGGGTCGATGGTGACAGCAACCGTCTTCGTCGCGCCCGCTACAGTCGCCGTGATCGTGTCATTCTCGATGCCGGTTGCGAGTGCGCTGGCAGTGGACGAGAACTTGAACGACGACGAGTTACCCGGAATGCTCACCGACGCAGGTACCGGCAGGTTCGCCGAGCTGCTCGTGATCGACGCTGCCAGGCCGGACAGCGGCGCCGCCGGCGACAGAGTGCCCGTGCAGGACGTGGACTCACCAGGGATCAGCTTGGCCGGAGTGCAGGTGAGGGCCGTGATCGTGTACGTGATCGCCGCGCTCGCGACCACACTGATGCCGGCCGGGATCTTCACCGTGCCCGCCGACGCCGTGATCGTTGCCGATTGTGCGGGCGTAGACGCTGTCGTCGTCACATTGAATGTGACCTTGCTCGACGTCCAGCCCACCGTCACTGACTTGGGGGCGGTGATACCGGTGCCTGTCGTGGTGATCGTGATCGGGAACCCGCTAGTACCCGCGGCCGCAGAGATCGTGGCCGTGCAGGAGGAGGCGGACCCGGCGCCAACTGAGACAGGCGCGCACGTGAACGCGCTCAGAGTCTGCGTGTACGGACCCGGCTCCGGCGGCTTCTTACAGGCCGCCATGAGGATCGTCAGCAGCAGCAGAATACATCGCTTCATAAACCCTCCCTTGTTAGCGTCCCTTGTTAGCGCTGATAAAATACAGAGGTCGGAGGCGTGTGATGACCGTAACTCTACACCTGGTCCTTCTGATTCTAGCCCTCGTCCTGTTTGTGCTCGCGGCGCTGGGCGTCACTCACCCGCGGTGGAACTTTATCGCTGCCGGCCTGGCGCTGTGGGTGCTCGCGCTGATCGTGACCTGACGCGGGCCTAGTCTTCCTTGTCCTCATCGTCTTTTTTCGAGAGGTCCCTGACCCTGACATCCAGGTACTCCTTCCCCAACGTGTAGCAGGCCTCTAGCTCTTCGACCGTGATGTACTCGATCAGCTTCTTCTTATCCAGATTCTTCCGCCGCTTCATGCCGCCGTAATAACACGCCACTTGGCCCCACCGCATGCCCGGCACGCCATACTTCGCGGCCAGCGCCCCGAGCTCGCTCTTGAGTGCAGTCCGGGCCTCCTTCACGTCCTTCTCCTGCGCGGCGAGCGAGACCTCCTCGCTCAGGAGGTGGATCGCATAGTCCATGTCGGCGCGCGTGAACTCGGAGACGAGCGGGAAAGTATCCGCGACCCGGGATGGCGGTGGCGGCTCGGCGGCGCCCGCGAATGGCGTCATCCCGGGGAATGGCTGCTGTCTCGTATCATCGGTCACTCCCGGTTTATCCGGTTTATGACCTCTACGTGGCTTGTAACCCATAGCTCCCGCACCTGCGGCTTTACTCATTGTTTCACCCTCACTGTTTCATCCACCTTTCCATCACATCCCCATCACTCGTAATCGGCACCCGCATGACACACTTCCCGCTCATCTCATCATTCATGCATGTCTCCATCGCCATCCCCATCCCCTCGCACACCACATCCGCATAGTCCTCTTCCGCCTCCGCCATGATGGCGTCGTGGATGGTCAAAAGCGGCCAGCACCAGACACCATCCGCGTACAGGTCCTCGAGCATGTCATTCACCTTGCCCATCGAGAGCTTGAGGTGGCCGGCCGCGGTCGAGGTCACGCTCATGTTCTGTGCCTGCCTGAGCCCGGCCTCCCTGATCCAGGCGTGCGTGGAGGCGACCTCGGGCACCAGCCGGATGCGGCCGAAGCCGTCCCAGACCATTCCGTACCGCCGGGCTCTGTACCAGCAGCGTTCGAAGTACAGCCTGACCTCGGGCCGCGAGTCGAGCCACTCCTCGATGAACTTCCGGCACCACTCTTCGGTCAGCCAGTCCGGCACCGGGATCTTACTCGCCCCGAAGTCCATGACCAACTGCATATACAACCCCTTCTCGGTCCCCCCATTTTGTATGGAAAAATTGGTTCGTTTAGCCGCCATCCGGTGTTTGATTTTGTCTGGCTTCTGGTCCCACGGCACGCCTAGTGCCCGATGACAGGTATCGTCGTGGATGTCGCCGCCATCCAGGTAGACCTGGATCATGCTTTGGCAGTTGGCGAGGTGCGCCAGGTCCCGCAACTCAATCTGGCTGAGGTCCCGATTGATCAGCCGCTTGCCAGGTGGAGCGATAAAGCCGGCTTGCACTAATTGACCGTCCTCGGTGCGCGTCGGTATGTTGCCGCAGTTTCCAGTGACGTGCACTTTCCCATTACGACGCACCAGCAAGATCGTCGACGGCACCGAAACGCAATAGACGTCGTCCGAGTAAGGCACCACATCCTGTTGCCGGTTGGTGGTTAAACTGTACCCGTTCCGGCTGACGTCCGCGCTCCAGAAATGGCAGCCGGCAGTGTTCACGCGTGCTCGCACGGCGGCCCTTCTACCATTCAGTGTGAATAAGGTCGCAACTACATCAGCATTATGTTTGTCGATAGAGGCGTACTTGTTTTCCGATACCGAGTCGCCGTCCCACTGCATGAACTCTTTCATCGCGACCGCTGCCTGCGCCTTGTTTAGTGAAATGAACAGTTCGATAGGCAATCGCTTTTCCGTCCCTAGCAACTGTTTCACCCGCTCCACGAAAGCTTCGTTTTCCACGGCGCTGATGTAAAACCGTATGCGTCCTTCTCCGTTCTGGTGGCTTGTATAACGAACGCCGAGCTCTTCGAGAATTCGGGTCAGCCTCCTGATCTTGCGCTGCTTCTTAAAAGCGAAGTCGATAGCCCGCCGGCTCCAACTTCCGTCCGCCTGCATGGCGATCAGGAAGGCCAACATAGCGTCTGTGTATTCAACGCCAGATCCATAATGCTCACCTGAGTTCCACTGCCTATAGTCTTCCGGGTAGTCTTCCGCGTGGTAGATGAACCAGTTATTGCTATGCTGGTTTTGCAACAGGCACCGGTGGTCGCTCGTAGTCAACAGGTCGATCTGGTCCTCGGTGTGGTTCCAAATCAGTCGTTCCGCAAAATATTGCACGCGTCCGGTTGGCTTCACGAACCGGATCATTCCCCCTCCGGCCGGTGCTCCTACAGCAAATTCCCATTGGGCGACCTCGCTATCGGGCGCGAGCTCGTCGAAGCGGACCCAGCCTTTTGGCGTCAACACTTCCGTGTCGCGACTGAAGCAGTTAGGGTTCTTGTGGTTGATCCTGCCAGTCTCCGCCCTGGTCGTCCCCATCTCCCCGTGCACCCGCCACTGGTCGGTCTCATGCGCGAGCTCGCACACCGGGCAGCACGCACTCCTCGGATGGAACCTGGCGAGCGCCGGCAGTTTGTCACTGTAGGTGGTCCGCAGCTTGGTCAGTTCTCTGTACCGGAGCACGCGCGCCACGACCGGGTGCTCTCCCTTGACCAACTCTAAGGACCGCTTTCCCGTACTGACCGCGCCCTTAGACGTCCGCTTGAGCCGCTTATCCGCGCCGAGGCCGAGCACGTCCCACAGCAGCTTCCCCACCTGCTCGGCACTGGCCGGGTTGATCGACGCATCCCCGCCTTCCTCCGCCTCCTCCAGTGCCAGCGACCGGCTGGTGAACTCATCCACCTTGTCCGGCGGGATGTAGTCGGCGATCTCGCGCTTGACTGCCTCGGCCTCCCGGGCGAAGCGGGCGGACAGGTCCGCGAAATACTCTTTATCGATCGCGATACCGAGACGCTGGGCCCGCCGGATCATGGGGATCGCCAGCAGGTCGAGACGTCTTACGTTCTCGAGGTCGGGATGGCCGGGGAATTCAATGGCGGCGTAGAGTGACATCGTTTTCGGTTATAGTCTGTTTTCGGTTTATAGCTGGCTGGGGGTTTGCTACAGGCATACTCCGCTCCCTCCATTACCGCCTGTCACGACCAGCGAGTCAGTGTTGGTTGGGAATCTTCGCTACAGGCATCCCGCACCGCCAGCATTACCGCCGCACTGGCATCCCCATTACCGCCTGTTACGACCAACAAGCTACGACCAACGTTATTCATGAACATCATACGATTCCCACGCGGCCACCCCGCCCCACCCGCTCATCACCATCGATACATCTGGTGCCGCGCGACAACTCCATCGCGATCCGGCGCCGTTCGGAACACTTACCCGGATGTCGGGTGAGGAACCGCCGCAGGCCTGCCCGCCCGCAGGAGGCGCCGCAGGAACACACCGCGCCACCGGTGTCCGGATCGACTGCGACTACGAACAGGTTCTTGTCATCCGTCACGTTCTCAGTCATATGTCCCAGTCCTCCTTCTCTACCTTCCACCGCTCGCTCTCCCTCCCCTGCTTCAGCGCGGCCGCCACCTGCCCGGTCCAGTCCGCATCTCCGCACCCGTACCCGACCGCCTCCTCTATCCGGCAGTTCCCGATCCCGAGGATCGGCATGGGCCCGCAGGCCTCTTCTATCGCCTCCCACTCACCCCGGGTCGCGCATTTGCCCCTGAGTCCGGCCACTTCCATCTCGCGCAGCTTTTTCCAGGGGTGGTAAGGCTCCTCGTCGTCCTCGGTGCGGACGGTATGGGTCAGGAGATGGGTGAGGATCCGCTCGACCGCTCCCGGTCTGTAATCCGTTCTTTGCCACGTGACGTTGTTAGATTCGCATCCACACTTGGTACCGCTGGCCTTATTCCCGCATTTTTTAGCGACGTACACAGGACCGGATAGGCTGTCCTCAGACGCGAGCAGTACGCCGTGGCGGTGACCGCAGTCTAAACACAGCGGCTTCTTCCACTCCGTCGTCACCTTTTCCGTCAGGTGCTCGGCGGCAAACGTGATCCCGTCCTCCATCCACTCGCAGATAGCTTTGACACTGGCCGGCCACACCACGTCCTCCCAGCTCCGCATGTTGGCCCCGAACAACCGGTATGCGAGTGGCTTGAGCCCCTGCGGCAGTGAGCATTGGTGATAGGCTTCCTGCATCGTGTCGCGATATCGCGGCACCCGGACGCCTAGCTTCTCCAGCGTGTCAAGGTCGCCTACCGCGTTGTGCAATACGGTCCGTACTACCGACGTGCCCAGGTAAGCCGCGAGCACCTCAAGCGCGCGCTTATTGTCCGCCCGGACTAGCCGCCCTGTATGCGCGTGCACCGAGAACTGCACCGACCATGGCTCGCTACCGTGCTTTTCCGTATCGACCGGCGGGTGGTAGCTCCAGTCGTCCTCGGGCCGTCCCCATGCGCCGTGACTCGCTCCGCCCAGACTGATATATTGCTTGAGCAGCTGGATGTCGTGCCGCGTCTCGCCGACCAGCTTGTAATCGAGCGCGTAGTCCTTGGGCGCGGCCGGCTGCCAGTCCCCGCGGATCCACTCGCCGAGCCTTCGGAAATCCTCGAGTAACTGGGTCATGCGGCTGGTCTCGCGCATGCCGAGCGCCGGCTCGTACATCGGCACCACCCACCCCGACCACAACCCGCCGACGAGAGTGGTCCGCTGCGGGATGCCGTGGTGCATGTCCAGGCGGATCCGCATATCGCATATCCGCTGGGTCACGCCGCCCATCAACACCACGATCTTCGGCTCTACCTGCCAGAGCAGCTCCGGCACGTGACAGTTCGCGCAGTCGAGGACGCGTGATTCGGCAGGTGTGCGATCGGTGCCGTCCCAGCACAGCGTTGCGTTCCCAATGTGGATATCGTCATCGTGCATCCGGGCCGCTATTAGGTACGTCTTGCGCAGCTCATCGCCCGCCAGGCCCGAGTATGGGATCCCCGTCTTAGCCTCGGTTTTGGCCGGCCCGGCACCCAGGAACAGGATGGGGCAAGGTGTAGGTCCGGCACTCATGACCTGAGGGCACTCGCTCGGACGGTCGAGTGCGAGGGCGGGACAGGACTCACAACGCGTGTGCGATATCGTCATATGTCAGTGCCTGCCGGCAATGTCTTCATCATCCGTCTCCGGGAATGGCTCGAACTCCCGGCACATACACGGCCGCTCATCGGTGCCACCGAGACAGTAACTGTGATCGTCCTCTACCTCGTGGTCCGACTCCTTATGGGTGCATTCATGACACAGATCCTGTCGTTCACCTTCGCGCCACGCCGCTACGATCTTCTCCGCGGTCTCTCTCCCTATCCCGGGCTTGCGCCGGCCACCCTTGGTCAGCCCAGCTTCTCTGACCTCCATCCACTCCTCTACCGTCGCATTGGCCATACGCCTCCCCGATCCGAAATGTTTCGCGGCCGCGAGAGCTCTCCTATCGAGCGCCGGACACTGGGCCGCGAACTTCCAGGCATACGTTACCTTCTCCTGCACTATCCCCACGCGGCCGCCGGGCGCCACTCCACTCATCGGCCCGGGTGCATAGATCTGATCGTGCGCATGGTGCTCATCCCACGTCTTCTCGGTGAATCCTTTGTAGAGCGCGACTAACCACGCCGCGGTCTCACGCGCATTGTTGGTTCGCATCACCCGTAGCGGCTCGCCTATCGACGTCCGGCAGCGCAGAGTCAGTGAGTTCAGGTAGGCGGCGGCCTGGCGATAGGAGACCGCCATCCGGTCGCGGCCGTAGAACGGCGCGAACACATTTCCCCTGAGCCAATCGATTGCGCCGCCAGGCCCGGGCCGCCATTGGTCCTCGACCACCAGCCAGAGGTAGTCATAGCTCTCGACACAGCCGCGGAGCTGAGACCCGGTCAGGCGCCGGTCGGTCATCGAGTTGATCAGATCCTGCAGACGCTTGCGCTCGACGCCGATGGTGGATCTGCCGCACTGGCCATGGCCCTCGAAGGTATAGTCGCCGTACTCGAGACGCGTGACTTCGAACTCGATGTCCAACTTTCCGAGCTCGCGGCCGAGGTCCTCGCGATCGTCTACGATCAGCATGAGAGTGCCCTCATGGGAGTGCCCTCAGACTCCGCCTTTTCCTGGAGCGAGACGTGCGAGGCCAGGAGCCTATTTTTGGCAAGTTCTAGTAGCGATGCTAGGGTAGGCGGCGCTGTCTTCAGGACCAGGTCACCGTCTGGTGTTCCCCGCACAATCTTGATGAGCAACGTAAGCGTCACACTATCCCCTCTCAAACGCTGTCATACTGAACTCCCACGCTTTCACTGGTCACTCCTCACGTATCACTCCTCACGTCTCACTCCCACCCTTCCGGATCCGCATCCGGGTACACGGCCACCGCCAGTTGCTGGAACGTAATATCCCCATCGACCAGGAGCGGTGTGCGGTGATCGATCAGAGCTACGTTCGGCTGGCAGTCCTTGACCAGCATCTGGAATGTGGACTCACCTCGGCTCGCGTCCGCATCGTCATCGCGCACGAGCTCGATCACCACGCTTAGGAAATGCCCCAGCTTACTGAATGAGTTCCGCGGCTTGGTCTTAGTGGTGGGCTTGTTATCCTTCCACACCTGGTCTGAGTGATGCGTGAGGATCACATGCTTGTGACAGATACTGTTGAGAAAGTCGATCACCTCACGATTGAAGCTCTTCCGGTCAAGCGGCATGATCTTCTCATTGCGACCATAATTGGCGAACAGCATGTCATCCACGAACTGCCCGAACGGGTCGATCACGATGGTCTTGATCGAGTCCATCTCCGCCATGCGATAGGCGACACTCTTGGTGCGGTTGGCAAACCACCGGTAGTAGCAGCGCTGGCAGCAAGCCGGCTGCTTACCATCGAGCGGGATGGCATCGGTCTTCTTCTCCATCTGTCGCTCGGCCGTCTTCTCGGCATCCTCATCCTTCATCGCCGCCCTGACCTCGCGCTTGATCATCTCGGGCGTGATGCATTGCGACGGCATGGTCTCGATCAGCTGCCCGCGCGCGGACCGCACCAGATCGATGTCCGGCAGGATCACCTTGCGCCCGAACTGGGCCGCGGCGCGCGTGATCGACATGCGTGACTTGTGTTCCATGGGGATGCAGCCGATATCGCCGGGCGCGGTGCCGGCCAGGCGTGACTTGCCACTGCCCGGACCGCCGTAGACCGCGCAGATGAGCGGCTCCTGATAGGTGAGACTGGCTTCGACCAGCTTGATAGGCGTAGTAACCGCGCCATTGACCGGGCTATTGACGGGCCCGGGCTGCGTCTCAGACTTATTCACCGGTATCGTTCGCATCTCACTCCTCTGGTCACTCCTCCGCGCTCTTCCTCACACGCGCCCGCCACCTCTTCGGCCTCTTTGGCAGCTTCACTCTCACCGCCTCCTCAAGCAGTTTGACCCGCAACGTCTCGTCTGCCAGTAGCAGGTATAGTTCGAGCGAGAAAATGAGTTCGACCGAGCCGCCGCGCTGGACGTCCGCGAGGTGGAAGTACACCTCCGTCTTGCCATCCACCACACGTAGCATCTGAGACCAGTGTCCGTCACGTTTCCGCCGCGCTATCACGCCGCTATTCCAGGTTCTGGTTGCGCCAGGTGTAAGTGCTTCCCTACCATTCGGATGGTCTGTTCGCACTCTTGAGGTGTGAACTCGACGACATACTGCTTGTAGACCGGCCCATGGCCGAACTCTTTGTCCCCGCCGTATATATGCATCACGTCCCACTGCCACAGCAGGCAGTCATAGCCATACCCATAGCCGCGGGCCTGGTGCATCCACAGCCACTCCTTCAGGAACTCCTCCCCCTTGCGCACATATTTGCGGGTGAGCTTGAATTCGCGGCCCTGGACGGCGTGCTTGCCAAAGTGCCCGCCAAAGGGAGTGGATAGCGTAGAGAGGCCGTCGCAGGTCATCCAGAGCTCGCGGCCGCCAGTTTGGACGCTGACCGCGCCTGGCTGCCAGATGAGGTCCGGGTAGAAGCTCGCCGCGAACTCCTCCCACATGATGCCGAGCGCGATCATGTTGGGCATCTCCTCTTCGAGCGGCTCGTCCTTCTTCAGCACACCTATGTGTCTGGCGATAGGTGCGAGCACGCCCGAGAGGTGATAGCCGGCCGCACGCGGGGCAGGTGTGGCGGGACGGTCGAGGATGACGCGTCGCCACAGGTCCGCGAATTCGAGCTGGATGATGTTCTCGTCGATCAGCTTAGGCACATACCCACCCCTATCTCGCCCGCCACGTTGGTTGTTCTCAACGGCGCGGCAGTACCACTGCCAGAACCACAAGTGCAACCAGAATCGCCACGCACACCCACATCCCTATCAGTCCGTCGCGGCGCGCCTTGCGATCCCGTTCCGGCTCTTGATCCGGCTCTTGATCGTTTTCCGGCTGTTGATCAGGCCTCATCTCGATCCTGCCCGGCTACTGATGGCTATTGCCACCAGGTACGCGAGAAACAGCACCAGGACGACGACGGCGAGCATGGCGAGCCATAACAGCACAGCTCCCTTCCAGTCGTCGCCGGTCACTGATGTCAGGCCGCCGGCACGGTGAAGTTGTCGCCCGCCACATTCCAGCCGAGCTCCGCCAACTGCGCATCCAGCCAGTCGGGGTTCTTGATGATGGTGGAGACAGGCTTGTGCTGGTTCTTGTCCGGCACCTGGCGCAAGAGCGCGGTTACTAACTTGGTGTAGAGCTTCTGCCGCGTCAGTACCTGCCCGGGGTTCTGCTCGCCGATATAGGCCAGCACACCGAGCGCGGTCTCCTCTACCTCGGCGCCTACGCCTGTGTCTGCGGACACGGGCGGTTCGGGAGCTGCCGCGGGGGCCGCCGCCGGTGCCGGGACTGCCGGTTTGGCAGCCTGTCTGGTCGCCGGCCTGGGTGCTCCGTTGACCACTGCTTTGGCTGGTGCCGGTGCCTTCCCGCCCTTGGGGTAGGTCACGATCTTATGCACGATGAGCGCGGTCGGATCGTTCTTGCCGGTGTACCCTTCGCCTTTCTCCAGCACCTGCCGGCCGAAATGCGCCTTGAGGCCGATCAGATTGGGCGCGTATCCGTTGAGCAACTCCGGCTTCATGCCCTTCTCCTGCAGGCTCTTGCCGAAGATGCTGATCTTGGCCTTGCGGTCCGGCGCCTTGCCTCCGACCGCGATGAAACAGTTGCCGCGCACGTCGTCGTCACTACCCAGATCCTGCGGGTCCTTATCGTCGGGAGTGTCGGCCTGGGCGGGATGGAACTTATCCACCGGCCCGACGCTCAGTAACTCGTTTATCGGCTCGTCGTCGGTCGCCTTCCAGTTCTTGTCCAACCTCTGGACGGACACCATGATCCCGCACTTGGTGCCGTATTCCTGCACGATCTCGTTGGTGACCCATGCGTCTACGATCTCGCCGTTCCCCTCCTCAAAACGAAACAGACTACCAGAGCTTTGACTGTCGATGTCGTATCCTACACGCATACACTTCTCCTGATTAACCTTTCGTCGGAATTGATTGTTACTCGCCTGGCGACTCAGTCTGGCGACTCAGATCGCCGCTCCGCCCACACCAGCGCCCGCACCCGCACCCGCGCCCGCATTGGTCTTGCTATCCGCAGTCACCGCGCGCTTTGGCGGCGGGTCCGGCGTTTTCTTCAGCCAGTCGCTGATGATCGCGCTCAACAGGTCCCTGACCGTCACTTCACGCGCTGCGGCCGCGGTCTTGAGGCGGCGGTGCAGGTCCGTCTCGATGTCGATCCGTAACTGCCTGCGCCCTGTTATCCGCGTTGCTCTTTCAGCCTCGCTGCCTTCTCTTCTGCCATTGCTCATAATGTTTACCGCCCATAAGGTTTGAAGTTACCACCGGTGTCAAAATCCGTCAAAACGGGATGACTGTGACGACTGACTGGCACGACTAACTGGGCAGTAATGATGTAACTCTCGGGACCTCACCCTGTGGAGCGTCGAGCACCTTGAACCCCGAGCTCGCGTGCCGCCGCGCATAGCCGCGGAAGTTACGGATGGCGTCGTCCGTGATGACGGTCATACTCTTCTGACCCGGCCGCCGCTTCTGCCGGCCGCATGTCTGCACCAGTGTCTGCATGGTCTCGTAGTCGTACCAGTCTTTGTCGTCGGCGACGCGTGCCAGTACAACAGGATCCGAGCGGTCCGGGTACGGAAGCTTGTTGATCACCGCCCACTGCACATCCTCTTCGGGGAAGTCCCAGCCGGTCGAGAAGGATGGACTCACCAGCACCACCGGCGGCCGCCGTTCGCGATATTCCTCAGCCGCGCGGTTCGCCTCGCCGCTCTCGTGCAGGATCATGTAGCGGCCATATTGGCTGTGCTGCTGGAGCCACTCGGCGCGCTTATAGGAGTTGGTGTGGACGATGCCCTTGTACTCGCGCCACTCCTCGAACGTGCGATCAAATGCGGCGACCGACCGGAGCTTCTCCTCCTCGTCGGTCTTATGTCCCATCCTGCCGGTAGGCAACCAATATACGGGGCTCTCCGCGGCGGGGAATACGCGCGGCCACTCTTTGTACCAATAGTCGGTCGCAGGGATGCTGAGCAGTGAGAGCAGCTTCGGACGCAGGGTGGCGCTCATCAGCACGACTGAAGCGACGCCCGAGAACAGATAGCGCTCTGTATATTTGCCGGGCCAGATGCAGTCGAAGGCGATCCCGCGGTTGGTCTGGCGCCACAACCAGTTGGCTTTATAGCCCGCCTGAGCGTCCGCGCCACTGAGACTCACCACGCGTGCGACGTTATCCTCGAGCTTCTGGAGCCGGCGGTAATGCTGGCTCGCTCTGGCCGCCTCGATCTCGCTCTTGTAGTTAGCCGCGATCTTCTGCCGTTCGGACCTGACTCCGAGCCAGAGCGCCGTGAGCAGTCCGTTCCACGCCGCCGTGACTAATCCCCACTCCCTGCCCTTGCTCTCCGCCAGTCTCTCCTTGATCTGATCCTTGACATGCCGGTAGAGCTCGTCGTTACTGACCCAGATCGCGAGGAACCGGGCGAGCTCGCCGACCGCCTTATGCGCCTCGTCGCAGATCAGCATACCGACAGGCCGCTCACTCTCGAGCGCGCCTGGGTTGCGTGCTCTTACACTGAGCCAGTATTGATAGTTGGTGAGGACCGCCGGTGCTTCCTTCGCGCGCTCCACCCACTCGCCATAATTGCAGTCGGGAGTCGTCGGCACATAGAACGGACAGTTCTTCTCGAGGCCCTCCTCGCACGTCCACCGGTCATCGGGATAGAGATCGTCGAAGCTGTGGCAGGTATAGTTAGAGCGGCCGCGCACATTCACCAGTCCCTCGTACCCACGACTGGCCGCCTGGTCCTCGAGCGTGCGCGTGGCGGTCACGACGACGTATTTCGCTCCGCTCATACGGCCGATCAACTGTGCCGCTAATTCCTTGCCCGTGCCGGTAGGCGCCCCGAGTGCGGCGATCCTGCGCGACGGACTGTGGCCGGGTCCGTAGATAGCATAGTCGGCCATCTCACGCTGGATCTGGCGGAAGTCCTCGAAGATCTCGGGCAGGCCGAGGTCGACGGGTAGGACTCCGTCGAGAATAGTAGAGAGCGGCATGGCTATGGACCTTGGCTATCGCTACTCGGTGGACCGGTGGGCAGGCCTGTGGTGTGGATGTGATTGGGCGACCGCCTCGTTGATCGCCAGGATATCCGCCTCGGTGGCCTGCCTCAGCAGCACCCAGTAACCATCCAGGTGCCTGTAGAGGAGCCAGCCCGCCGCGTAATAAGTGCTGTGCGAGTAGATGTACTTCATGGTCCGCTTGCTCGCCAGGTCGTAGAACTCGATGCCGTCGCCATTTGCGACCGGTGCGCCTATGTGGGTCCCGCTCAAATTCGTCATGACATGTCCCCTATCTCCTCTCGGTCCGTGAACTCATGCTTGATCGATTCCAACAGCCGGCGTTTCATTCGATTCCTTCGAGAAGTAGTAGTTGTCTCACCCGCCGTCGCTCTGCGCTCGTGAGCGTTTGCCACATCGCGGCAATGAAACCTCCAGGCGTTATACGTACGCGCACATATCTTTGCTCGCATGCTTCGCGCAGCTTCAGAATTGCCTCGTCTATCCCCAAATCGCCGTTACTGATCGCCTCGGCCAGAAGGGGCGACATCTTCTCGATTCGGGTAAACCATCGCGCTAAAGCGCGCGCGCCCGCTTGTTTCTCCTGCCAGTTTTTGGACGCACGCGCCTGGACCTCTGGATGCGCGCGGTGATAATTCTCGTAATACGCACGGACTCGTGAATTGTTGTGGCACGCATCCCGCTGCCGATCCGCCACGCAGCGTTTGCACATCAGACCGTTACGCTCGCGCGCCTTTGGAGAGAAACCGTCCTCGAGACATTTCACGGAGTAGCACCGATAGCACCATAATGCGCCTGATTGCCTGAGCATGTTTTGGATCTGGCGTTGGAACGTGTAGGGGCGGATCGGCTTTGGCGGCTTCTTGTTACGACCGCGAGCTCGCCGCTGGTCGGGGAAGTGCTCCTTCTGGACAAGCTGTACGTATTGCGGGGACACGCCAATCTCGGCGGCTATCTCTCTGAGAGTTAGCTCGGTCTCACGGAGCAACGCTCCGATCGCTTTCCGCCGCCTTTCCGCTTGCGCCTTGGTCGCACGGAATCTGCTCTCGAAAGTGTTCGCGGCGCGGGGGGCTGACGGCTCTTCCCGCGTTTCGCCTACATGCATGACGCCTCCCTTATCTCCTCTTCCGCCGGCATCCGCGCTCGTGCCCAGTCCGTGAGCCCGTACTTGTCGGGCGTCATTTTTTTCGTCACGCCTAATAACTCGAGGTCCTCCACCGCGCGCCTGGTCGCCACCTCGCTTACCCGCACCGCCCGCGCAATCTCAGCCGGCCGGCCGCGTCCCTCCGCCACCTGAGCGAGCACCAGGCGCCTGAGTAGCGGCATCGAATCGAGCGCTACTTTCTCGCAGGCCTGCCAGCGCTCCTGGTCATTCACGCCGATCGCCTCCATACCCAAGAACAACTGAATGAGCTCCGCGGTCATACGCGTGGCGACTTCTGGCGTCGAGACATCCACCACGTCGCGCGTACGGTAGTCGCGCGGCACAGGCGTGCGCGCCACCGCAGCCAGCTGAGCCAACGTCACCATACGATCCGTATCCGCGTGATCGAGCTCCCTGCGCTTCTGCCGGTTCTCCATCGTCAGAGCGAGCGCCTCGAACATCTCCGCGACCAGCTCCGCCATGGCCGTCTCCATGTCCTCGCGATCGACGCAGTTGGCGGCCGCCACGCACTCCTGGTAGCCGTCGGTCTGCGGGTAACGGTAATAGAGACTCCTTTCGCCCATTTCTCTGGTCACCTCCGTATGACGGTCGATCGCGTGCGTGACGCCGGCGAGTAGCGCGACCGTGCCAGTATGGCGGAGTGTGCGGCCGCCCTCGCCGCCGATATCGCGCGACCAGGTCCGGTCGTATAACTCGCGCAAGGCGCCTAACAGTTCGGTGACTGCCTCCCGTGACTTTGACAGGACCGTGGTGAAGTCCATGAACAGCATGCAGCCGTGATCCCCGAGCTCGCACAGGATGCCGCCGGTCGCGTCACGCGCCATCTCCTTGCGTTTGGTCCCGGAGAGTAACGCCGCCTCTGATTTGATCGATGCCACCATCCGCATCCTGGGGAGCTTGAGCAGCGATTTCAGCAGCGTGGTTTTGCCGCAGCCCGAGGGCCCGACCAGCATCAGCCACAACGGGATGCCGGTGAGCATATTGCCAGCGGCGGCCCCGAGCAGTACATAGAGCGGCATCGGGTCGGGCAGCATCATATAGCTCTGGAATCGGGCGGCGAGCGCGTAGATGGCGGTGTCCGGATCGGCCAGGTTACTGTCGGTGATCCCGACACGCGAGTATGTTGCTGGTGTTGCTAAGGTCGCGAGTCCGTTCGTATGAGTGGACATAGTGACCATGATACTAACCTGGTCACTGACATACTCTGCTCAGGCCGGTCAGGAGGCTTCCGGTTGCTCTCCCTGTTGTTGCTCTCCATCCCCGGCCTGGCGGGCGCGCCGCTTCTTCTGCCGCATACCTGACTGTCTCACCCGTTCCTGCTCCTGTTTCTCTCCCGCGCTCTTCCGCGACTTGCGGGCCCGTGTGTTCAGCGGCGCCTCCTGCCGGGCCTCCTGCTGTCGCTCTCCCCGCGCCTTGTCTCCTGTCGGCAGTTCTCCCAGCAGCCTTCCTGCCGCTACTCCCGCCGCATCTACCTCTTCGGCTAGCGATTCCCAGTTATCTATGCAATCCGCGATACTGTCCCACGCCGCGGTCACACCTTTCTCTCCGCTCGCGAGCTTGCCGTGTCCCCACTGGCAAAAGGTCACGACAAATCTCCGCATGACGTCTGGATAGCCCGGTCCGTCCCACTGCTCGACCAACTCGAGCATCTCGGCCATACGTGGCGCTTTGATCACAGTTCCGCCACTCAGCTCCTTGACCGCCTTTCGGACGTGTTGTATTTTGACGACGGGTTCTGGCTCTGGCACAGGCTCGGGTTGGGCGGAGGCCTCAGACGGGAGTGACGCCCCGGCTTTGGCTTCCGCCTTCCCACTCGCAGGCACCTTCCCTCTTGCCTGCGACCCTTTTCCCTTCTTCCCTCTTCCCTTCCCTTTCGCCGCATCCTCTTTGGCGTGCTCGCGTGCTCGCTCATACACAGCCGTCTGTTCAGTGACGGGTGCAGACGCCGCCTGCAACGCCGCTGTCTTAGACATCCGTCCTTTTCTGACCGCCTCGACCGCCACATCCGGCAGGGTCAGCAACCTCTCCGCATCCACCACCGTTGCCCGCGACACGCACAGGAAGTCCGCCACCTTCTGGGTATCGATCGATCCCGGCCACTCGAATTTTTTGCGGATGACACCGATGGTTCGTGCAAACTCGATCGGGCTCTGCTGGCGCTTCTGAGTAAAGGATAGGAGCGCGGCGCGGAAGGCCTGGAGCGGGGTCAGGTCACGCACCAGGATCCGCAGGCCGAACGTCGCGTCCCCTTCCCGTTGCGGGTGTTCGCGTAGCCACCGCGCCGCCCGCAACCGCCGTTCCCCGTCGACCAATTTCAGCGCATCTTCGGCGAGATCGATGCGCACGAGGCAGGGCTCGTTCTGGCCCTCCTCGCTCATGGCCAAGGCCAGCTCGGGGATGGCGAGTTCCTGCTCGGTAGCGCCCGACCACTCGCGTAGTGCGTGGATGTCCGGGTCGATCACAATGTCGTCCGGGTCGACCTCGTACTCAATACCTCCCGTCGCCGCCTCCTCTTTGAGGTATGCCTGGACCTGCCCGGGTTGGCTCTCCGTCCGGTTCACGTCAGCCTCACTCGTCATCTTTGCTTCCTCATTTCTGATTCCCTCATTTCCGGGTCCGCGCGCCTGGTCACTCCCTAACCGAACCGACCCGCGCATATGGTCCGCGTACCGTCCGCGTACTCATCTCGGACCCATCTCTTCGGGTATAACGCCGATCGCGAAATCCGGCAAATCGGGGTGACAACAGGGTGGGAAACGGGGTGGTAACGGGTCTATCGGAGGGTCATCTGCGAGTGATCGGAGCCACTCAACCTGGTCAAATTCGTGTCTCAGAAATGAGCCACATAGTTGTGGCTCCACTTCTCCTGGTCAAAGCGCGTACATGATCTGACCAACAATAGTGGAGCCACAATGCCACGCCTGTACTAACGCGTACCAAAACGCACCAAAACGACCATTTGACCAGCCTGAGTGGCGCCACAATTCACCATGTCGCCACCCGCCTATATATATATATTCTTTCTCTTTCTGAATATATATAATATATAGTGGGATTACACGGTAGATGTGGCTCCACTTCTCCATTGTCACGAAATCGTACGCGTTTGTCAGTTACTGTCGCGCAAAGCGGTACGACGCAAAGCGGCACGAGACGAGCGCACATAAACCGCACAGAAACTCGACCCAATTGCCAGCCGGCCGCATCTGACTCCCGCATACACCCGATCGGGCAAGTGTCTGATGCGCGGATGACCTGCGCACCACCTCGCGCATGGTGCGTACTGGAAAGCACATGATGCGCTCGGTACAATTTGACACTGCGGTGTAACGTGATAAAGTCGAATATGCGTAAACACACGTACCGGAAGTACTAGCAGGTGGAAATGGCAGTCGAACATACGGGCGGAGTGAGAGGCGGCATGAGAGGCGGCATGCGAGAGAAATCGAGTGCGGAGGTTGCGGCGCAAATGACCGGGTGAGCGGGGCGTCCGGGTAGGGGGACACATGAGCGTCACAGGTGTTCGAATAGAAACCGGAATTGATACTTTAACGAATCAATTTCCGAAGGAATTAGCGGGTCAATTAGCGGGGCGCGTGAATGGTGAAAAGTTACTATTCCCGGGGGCGGTGCGAGGACGGTTCACATTGCTCCACCGCGAGACGATCCGATCCGGCCTTGACGAGACGCGGCGTCTCGCGACCGGCATGTGGTCCTGCCGTTGCGCCTGCGGCCGAGAGGAGCTGGTCCCGGCACGCGACCTGCGCCGGCTCAGTCAGCGGGCGCGGCGCGGTTGTCTGGCTTGCCCTTCCCCGCCAGTCCGATCGCCGGCCCGACCGGTCCACTCCCGCCGAGGGCGCCGAGGGGCCGCCCGCTACCAGGGCCAGATTTTCGGCCGCCTCGAGGTGCGGGACTGGGAGCACGGCCGCGGTTGGGCGTGCGAGTGCCTCGTATGCGGCGCGATCGAGTACGTGCGCCGCTCGCGCTATCTGATCTCGGTCGGCTCGCGTCCCTGTCGCACCATGACGGGCGGCGCGCCCTGCGGAGGTGACTGATGGCAGCCGCGGTTGCATACGCCTTCGAACAACGCGCGTCAGGATCCTCTTCACAGCCCCCGCCCCTTCGTATCCCACCCGCCCTGGCGACTGATCCTTCTCGCCCTTCTCATCGCACTCACATTCAATCGGCCCGTCCCGGCCGCGTCATCCCGGGCTACCTGCCGCGCCGCGGCATGGCATCATCTACCCGCGCCTCGACCGCCTCGACCGCTTCCGTCGCCCTGCCGACTCTCTCCGACCGTATCATCGCGGAGTTGCCACCTGACCCCATGCTCAAGCTGAACACGCTGATCCGCGCCGGCCTGGCCGACGTGCCGCAGGGGATGATCACGATCGACCAGCATGAGCGCGCCTGTCTGGGCCAGCATGTGGAGCCGACCGACCGGCAGAAGGATGTGGTCGTCGCACTCTACCGGATCTATGTTCGCGACCATGAGCCCGACGATCTGCTCGGCGGTGTGGATGGTGTGGAGGCTGATGCGGAGACTCGCGATTCTTTATATTGCGCTCATTGCGGTCTGCCTGCGCCTGGCCGGCCAGGCACACTCGGTCACGCTGACGTGGACGTGGTCGCAGGGCACTGGTGAGCCGGCGACGGGCTTCAAGGTGTATCGCAGTCTGACGCAAGGCGGGGCCATGACGCTGATCCACACCATCACGAACACGACGACGCAGGTGTACGTGGATACGGCGGTGCAGGCCGGGCACAGCTACTGGTACGAGGTGAAAGCCTACGATGCTGGCGGAGAGAGCGCGCCGAGCAATATAGCGCCAGCGACTATCCCGGCTCCGCCGCCGCCAGTTCCACCTGGCAATCTGGTGGCGCAGGTAAATTAATTGAGAGTCCTTAGCGGAGGCGAGGGATCTAGCGGCTGATTGTCGTACAAAGCCGCAACGCCCGACGCTGGTCGGCAGTGAATCTGGACGAGTAACCGTGGGATTCGAGCAGTCGAAGCGTCGAACATGTGTGCAAGATCATTTGCGCATCCTCTGGGCTAAGTGGAACGTCGGAGCTGTCCTTTGGGGGATGGGTCGCGGCGAGAGTGCGGGCCGCCGGGCTGACCGCCGGGCTGATTTCGCCAGCAGGCGTTTCGCTGTTTTTGCCAAGCACAAACAAAACGATTACGGCAGCCAAATAAACAAGGACGCAGATGCAGAGGCGTTGAACGAATGTTTTCATAAACGTATCTTTTTGCATATTGTACCAAACAGGTACCGCGCGGACGATAGCGCGGATGGTCGTCCCCCCACGTAGTACCACGGGTACACTCCCGATGTCCCATCAGCTAAAAACCCTATGCGCGGACACTATATATCTGGTATGGATGGTGTATGGATACCGAAAGCATACCAACCAGCCCGCCGCTTGCCACGGCGGCACCCGATACCTCCGATCCCGCCCCCGCTCTGGTCCCTGACCTATCGACCGTCGGCTGGCCGACCAAATACGAGGCGGCCGAGAGCCTGGGCGTCGGCATCAAGACGCTCGAGAAATACGTGGCGCAGAAGCGCCTGCGCCAGCGCATGCAGAGCCAGATCAACAAGCCTCAGCGTGCGGTGATCGATCCGCTCTCGATCGAGGAGGAGCTCCAAAGACGCGCCAGGCGGGAGGCCGAGGCCAAGGCCGTCGAAGCGGCGCGTCAGGCGGCCCGCGAGGCGGCCGCGAATGCCCAGGTGAGCCTGAGCGGCATGGTGAGCAACCTCGTCGAGGCGAAGCTGAGTCCGCAGGCTGCCGACCTCGAAACAGCCAACCCGCGGGCAGCTAACCTCGAAGCGTTTCTGACCTCGTTGTTCGAGACACTGGCACCGCGCGACACCACTAGCTGGCCGATCCCGCTCTGGCTCACGACCGAGCAGGCGATCCGCTATACCGGCCTGAGTGCGCGGTTCCTCGACCGGATGGTCAGCGAGGGGCGGCTCTCCCGGATCGAGGCCGGCGTCCGCGGCTATCGTTACGCGCGCATTTCGCTCGACTCGCTCGAGGTCGAATTGTGAGCCACCCTTATCGGGGTGGCTATCGGGGCGGCTATCAAAGCGTCCAATACGACCGCCGTGGTACAACCGGTGCTGTGACTGGCTCCAAGAACGCCGCCAACCACGCGAACGCGCCCAGCTATGTGAACGCCTCCGGCCCGGTATGCGGATGTAGCGACCTCGACTGCATCCTGCGCCTCGGCATCGCCTGGAGCGCGTACCGCCCCCGCTCGGGCGAGGTGTGGATCGCCAACGCCTGCCGCTCTGATCGGAGCGGCCTCGACCTCGCCGACACCCGCCGCGGGTATGCTATCTATCGGCAGGTATCGGCTGAGCCTGCCGAGCCTGCCGAGCCCGTTACGACGGAGGGTCGCGGTGGAGCCTGATGAGAATCTGATGGAGCAACTGAGGCTGGCCGAGGAGATCCACGACCCGCAGACCGGCCTCGGCGAGCTGCTTCTGAAGGGCGCCCGACTGGCCGAACTGGTCCAGCAGCTCGACCGGTCCCTATCGACCGGCGGCACCCCGCCCCGCCGCCTGAACGCTTTCGTTTGAGTGACGTCTCGCGGGATGGCTCGAGTTCAGCTTGAGCTTCTCCCGCTCTCTACTTCCGCTCCTACTTCCCTTACCGTATAGAATCCATTGGGTTTTTACCACATCCACAGCCCTATCGCGCGTCCTCTCCACGTCTGCTCTATTATCTGCAACGGTCGTTTGTTATCGACAAGGGTGGCGCACCGAGCCACGCGTCGAGTTCAAACTCTTCACGGTCCTCAGATGTGATGGATGGCAATGCGAGGGATGAACGCGTCCACTTCAATCCCGGTTTCGGTCTTGCCGCGCCAGATCCGGGCGCGAACCCCGTCTATCTCGACTATCTGGTCAGTTGGCTCAATCGTAATCTTCATTGGGAGCCTGCTGGTTCCTCATCCGCCCGGCGTTCTTTACCGGACCGCGCGACGTGATGGTTTTTCCAGCGGTTTTTGCCGCCGGCGGACCTAATCTGGTGTGCCTTCTTTGGGTCCATCACGGCGAGTCCCTTAGGGACCTTTTTCTTGCCGCCTTTTCGGCCGAGCACAGCCGCCGCCTCGCTGATCGCCGCCTCGCTGATCTCTTTACGGGTTGCCATCGCTAAAAAAGTTAACATAAAACGCTTATTCGTGCTGATTGCTATTGTATCAGTAACCGCTTATTGCTACAATAGCAGGCATGGATCTACACACCTGCAAGGTTTGCCATCAGTGGAAAGACGACCATCACACCGGACCGAAGTACAAGTATTCGGTCCGGCATTATGCGCACGCCCGTTGCGGCATCGTGCGCTGGGGCTACACCTGGCTGGACAAGCAGCCGGATTGGATCATCAAGCAATTTCCGTACCTGCTGGCTGAGGAGCTGGGGATTCTCGATTATCTCCGCGGCCGCACGGCCATAGCGGAGGGCAAGTAGATGGCGAGGCGCTATTACGTGCAATTACGGTACAGCATGGCCCACGGTGGCCTCGGCCGTCGACTACGTGCGCGATCGGATCGCAGGGAAACGCCCGGAGCCGACGCACTACAGGATCCTGCCTGGAAGGTCGAGGTAAATGCGCCCGTGACTTGGCTCGATCGCTTGGCGTACCTGATGTTTTTCCTCGTGCTGGTCGCGATGGCGTTCCTGGAGGCTCGCTAATGCTCTCGGATCGGCAGAGCACGGTCCGCGCACGGTCCGCGCACCGGTCCGCGCGCCTATGTTAGTATTCGCGGATGACCGGGATAACCATACCATCGGCGTATACGGCAGAAATCGTATGTGCCATATCCGGCAGTGCGCGGAGCGTGGGCCGCGTGCTCTCTCCTAGTGCGCGGATGTCGGTCCGGATATGGTTCCCTGCGAGGAAAGTTGCAGTAACCAGTTTTCTATCGGAAGATTCTGATGTAGGCTTAAAAGCGAAAGGCCCCAGGAGTTACCAGCTCCCGGGGCCCAAAACTTCGAAAGGACTGAACGATGCCGATGCAAGCACCGTACACGAGAAGTGTACCGCAGGATCGCGCGTATCGCAATAGCTGGCGTGAAAAAAATACCAAACCCCGCATCCGCCACCGTTGCGCCTCCCGCACCGCCTGCATGGCGGATCGCACCCTCCCTCAGGACGCCCGCCTCGCTTATTACTGGATGGACGACTACGCCGGCGCCGGCGGCATCGCCTACCCCAAGCAGGCTACCTTGGCCGCCAAGCTGGGCTGCTCGCGTCAACAGGCAGGGCGGCTGGTCGCCGTCCTGGTCGAGCACGGCTGGCTGATCCCGATCGCGCGCACCGGGCGGGCGATCCGTTACCAGCTCAAGTGGGCATTTGCCGGGACAGTTGCCGGGACAGTTGCCGGTGTGACCGGCGCATCAGATGAGGGTATTCGGGCGGAGCATCGCAACTCTATATGCAATCCGGTGTGTAACCAGCCTGAGGTGCAGGCGCAGCAACCGGCGGAAAGTGCGGTGACAGAGCCGCCGCCGGCGCCCGAGCCGGAACCCGACCCGCCTGTTGAAGACGAACCGCCAGAGCAGCCAGAGCAGCCAGAGCAGCCAGAGCAGCCTGCGATACCCTGCGAGACACGAACGGAAGAGCCACAACAAAACAGAACTGAGATGGAAGAACAACAAAAACCACCGAAACAATCCTCGGCGGTGCCTCGCTGCGTGCGTTGCGGCGTGCGGCCGAAATGGAAACTCGAACCCGCTAGCAGAACCAAGCTTGGATGGTATAGGCCCAGTGGCCTTCGGCTGGAATGCAAATGTGCGCCTCGG